GCCTCAACAGGCCCGGTCATGTTTCTAGAGGGATCGCTCCCAACCGACGGACCCGCACCAAAACTAATCCGCGACCATTCACCGACCAACCCGATCGGCGTCGTTACCGAACGAGTTAGCACGTCCGAGGGAATGATGTTCGCCGCCAAGATCTCCGCAACCGCCGCCGGCGACGAGGCTCTCGTCCTAGCGGCCGACGGCGTACTCGACTCCGTAAGTGTCGGAGTAGACGTCCAAAAATTCCACTACGACGGCGATACCCTCGTCGTCGAGTCCGGCGCTTGGAGGGAACTCTCACTCGTTCCGTGGGGCGCTTTTACCGAGTCCAAGATCGCAACGGTCGCGGCCTCAGAGCAAGACCAAGACCAAGAGTCCGACGAGGCAACCGCCGACGAGGACGAAACCAACAAAAAGAAAACCGAAATTTCCGAGGAGGAAACAGAAACTATGGAACCAATTACAACCGAGGCAACGTCCACCACGTCGCCGATCATCGTTAAGGCCGCCCGCCGCGTAACCGCGTCGGAATACATTTCCGGACTCGTCTCCGGGAACATGACTCCGGAAGTCCGAGCCGCTAATGGCGTCGTCTCAGATATTCCCGGCATGATCCCCGAGCCGCTCATCGGCGACGTATTCGACACACTCACAGACGAGCGCCCGTTCATCACGGCCCGCGGAACTTTCGCACCGCCCGCCGGAGGCGAGTCGTTTTTCCGCCGCAAGGTGAGCCAACATACCGCCGTCGCTTTACAGGCCGCGGAGTTTGACACTCTCGCCTCACAGAAATACGAAGTAGACCGTATCCAAGTCGATAAAAAGTTTTTCGGCGGATACTTGGACATTTCGGAACAAGCGCAGAGTTTCAGCGAACCGTCCATGGTTGAGCGAGTCCTCGCAGACATGGCGAACGTTTACGCGCTCACCACCGAGACCTACGCACTCCAGACGATGTACGACGCGATTTCACCATCGGCTACACCCGTAAGCGATTGGACCGACGGCGACGAAGTTATCGAGGATCTCTACGCCACCGCCGCACAAATTAAGGGAGATTTTGGCCGTATGCCGACTCACCTGATTATCAAGTCCTCCGTGTGGGCTCAGATCGGCGCCGCGAAAGACTCCGGCGGAAACCGAATTTTCCCGTACCTCGGACCATCTAACGCCGCCGGTACTCTTGCCGGCGCTACCTCATTAACCGGTAACCCGCTCGGCTTGTCGCTCATCATCTCGGATAACTTCGCCGGCGATTATGACGCCATGATGTTGTCGGCCTCGGCTATTGAGTTGTATGAGGATCGTCGCGGTGCAATTCGAGTTGAGCAACCCGCTACCCTCTCAACCCGTCTAGCGTTCCGCGGTATTTTCGCCGTGGCAGATATTGCTCTCGCCGTCGGCGCTCGCGCTATCTGATCCCCAAACCCCAACGACTAGGAGAGTGTGAGCCATGGCCTTAGAGAAACGAGTTATCGAAGCGGTAGCCGTCTCCGGAGACCATACGCTCACGCTCTCCGACGTCACCGGGCTCTATGTCGGATATACCGTCCACGTAGCCGGCGTCATGGCGAACGGGACCTATAACGGGACTCACGTCATTACGGCGATAGATACCGACGATCTTACCATCACCTACGAAAACGGGAACCACACTCACACGCTCGCAGATACGCCGGGCCGCGTAAACGTCCCGGTCACGTGGGCAGATGATGAGGACGTCCTAGGTTTTCTCGGCGTAGAGCCGGCGAGCGAGGAGGACGAGGCTTATCTAGACGTCGCGGTTAAAGCCGGGAACGAATGGTGCTATAGGCGCCGTTATTCGAGCGCGTATGACGATCTAGTAAACGCCGTCCCAGATGAGGCTTGCCGTCTCGCGGTCGTCTTGTATGCCTCCGCGCTTTATCGTGAACGCGGATCCGTGGACTCCTATCAGAGTTTCCAAGACATGTCTACCGTCGCGCCTATCGGCTCTATGGGGCAGATCTTAAAACTCCTAGGCTGTAACCGTCCGGTAGCCGTATGAGCCTTTTAAACGACTCCTACGATCTCGTTATAGAGTTACTCGAGGACGCCGGGCTCCCGGTAGTGGACGACGTTCGGAACCTCCGACCGCCGGCCGTGATCGTGGACCCGCCCGGTATCACCCCGTTAAGCGCGTCGCTCGTCCAAATAAATTTCTCGGTTACTTGTGTCGCTCCGCCTCCGGGCAACCGGGACAGTATGAAAAAAGTTTTAGAACTCGCGGACGTGATTATCGCGCTCCCCGGTCTAGTCACCACGGGAGGTGTCTCCGGCGTTTACAATGTCGGAAACCAAGACCTCCCGTCCTATAACCTCACCATTACAACTACCGCAAGGAGACCATAAAATGCCTTTATTCGTTCAGACAGGACGCCAACTCACCGTAGAAATTGACTCGGTTGATTACTCCGTCCAATGTTCCGAGGTCACACTCACACCATCGCAGACCGTGGACCAATACATCTCGCTAACTTCTAACGCGGCCGTCTCAGGACCGGTCACGTGGGAACTCGGCGTTAAAGCGTTCCAAGATTGGGGCGAGGCCGGCTCATTTTGTGACGCTCTCGTAACCGCCGCCACTACAGGAACCGCGGTCCCGTTTGAGATGGGCCTCCCCAACGGCGGAACCGCAACCGGCGACATTATTCCGGTTTTCCCCGTCGCTGGTGGCGCCGCAGATAGCGCCCTAGAAATAGACCTCACTTTCGCCGTCTCCGGCGCGGTCACGTTCGCCTAATCCGATGGAACTCCGTCTACGTGTCGAGACACTCAGCGACTCCTACGAGGTCACTACGACCCCGTGGGTAATCATGCTTTGGGAACGCAAATATAAGACCAAAGCGAGCAAGATCCAAACCGACGGACTCGGTTTAGAGGACCTCGCTTATATCGCTTACGAGGCTGGCAAAATGTCGGGCAACGTAAGCGGAAAAACTTTTGACCAATTCGCCCAAGAGATAAAAAACCTTGACGTCTTAGAGGGCGATACGGCGGACCCTATCCAAGCGGTAGCCTCGGACGATTAGTCGCCGAGGTTGCCGCGGAGACCGGGATCCCGCCGTCCGAATTAGTAAACGATGGGGCCATGCTCGTAACACTCGCGGAGATAATTAACAAGAAACGCCGGGCTAAAAGATGAGCGTATCCGCCTCCGTTGAGGTCGTCGGTCTTAAAAGCGCGCTTAAAGAGTTAAACAAAACTCAGCCGGCGCTCCGCCGTGAGATCGGTAAAGACATAAAGAAAGCGGCGGAGCCAATGCTCGCCGCTATCCGTGAACTATCCCCCGAGACCGCTCCGCTCTCTGGTATGGACCACTTAAAGCGGACCGGCTGGAAACGCGGACAAGATAAAAACATCGTTCTAAAAGTAGACACTCGAAACGCGAGAAAAAGAAACGCCGCCACCGGCGCCGTATACGAAACCGTCGGAACGGTCAAGATCATCGCCAAGGGCGGACCGCTCATTATGGCAGATATGGCCGGACGTGCTGGAGGAATGAAAAGTAAAAACGCGTTTCGAGCCCGACCTAATTTCCATACCGCGTTAGACGGAGCGATCGGTCGCGGAGCGTCCCGTTTTATGTGGGCTGGCGCGGAAAATTCCATAGACCTATTCCAAAAAGAATTAGAGCCGATCGTCGCGCGAGTCATGGCCGAAGTCGGACGTAACATCGTGGAGGTAAAGCGATGAGTATCTCCGTCCCAATTATTAGCGAATGGAACCCTAAAGGGTTAGATAAAGCGATCGCAGACTTTAAAAGTTTGGAGGGCGCCGGCGCTAAAGCCCAATTCGCTATTAAAAAAGCGGCCGTCCCCGCCGCCGCCGCTCTTGTCGCCGTAGCCGCCGGACTTGTCTCCGCGACTAAAGCCGCCGTAGAGGACGCCGCCGCGCAAGAGTTACTAGCCGGATCGTTACGAAACTCCACCGGCGCGACCGATAGTCAGATCGCCGCCGTAGAGAAATTTATCTCTCAAACTTCCGTAGCGGCCGCCGTCGCCGACGACGAACTCCGTCCCGCTCTGGACTCTCTAGTTAGAGGCACCGGAGACATAACCGAGGCCCAAGATCTTTTAGGTATCGCGCTCAATGTTTCCGCGGGAACCGGTAAAGACCTCGGCGCGGTTTCGGACGCGCTCTCCAAAGCGTTTAACGGGCAACTCGGACCGCTCAAAAAACTAGATCCGGCGCTCACGAAACTAATCGCCGACGGCGCGTCCACCGATGAGGTAATGGCCGCACTATCGGAAACGTTCGCCGGTCAAGCGTCCAACGCCGCGAACACCGCTCAAGGAAAATTTAAGAATTTCGGGATCCAGATGGGCGAGGCTAAAGAGTCAATAGGAGCCGCCGTCCTCCCGCTGGTTAATAAAATGCTCCCGGCTCTAACGAAGTTGGCGACGTTCGTTCAGAAAAACACCGGGCTAATCATTGCGATCGTCGCGGTCGTCGGAACTCTTGCCGCCGCGATCATCGCCGCTAATGTCGCGCTCGGTATCTATAACACGATCCAAGCGGTTACCGCGATACTTAACGGAGGCCTCGCCGCGTCTAACGGCGCCGTGGTCGCCTCAGAGGTTGCGGTCACCGCCGCCACTACCGCCGCGACCGCGTCATTTTCGGCGTTATGGGTAGCGACCGGAGCGGTCGTCATTCTTGCGATCATCGCGGCCCTAGTCGCGCTCCAAGTCAAATTTGATATTTTCGGAAAAGTCATTGACGGACTTAAAGCCGGCTTTAACATATTTTGGGATTTCATTAAAACCGTTTTCGGTTGGATCTCTAATAATTGGCCGCTCTTGCTTGCGATCATTACCGGACCGTTCGGACTTGCGATCTACGGGATAATCAAATTTAAGGACGGCATTATCGGAGTCCTCCAAGGCGTTAAGGATTTCGCGGTAACTATTTTTGATGGGATCGTCGGGGCGTTTAAGGGAGTCCTAAACGGGATCCTCTCCGCGCTCGAGGCTGGAATTAACTTTGTCATTGGTGGACTAAATAAAGCCCTAGACGGAATAGACTCCGCCGCCGGCCCGTTTGTGAATTTCGGCGAGATCCCGAAAGTTAAGATCCCGCGTCTAAGCGAGGGCGGGATCGTCACGTCCCCAACTCTTGCCATGATCGGCGAGGGCGGCGAGTCCGAGGCCGTGATCCCATTATCAAAACTAGGTAACCTTGGCGGCGGTATCACGATCAACGTCTCCGGCGCGCTGGACCCGTCCGCGGTCGCCCGGCAGATTAGACAACTATTGACACAAGACGCCGCAAGGCTCGGACTCGTTAATCCGATATGACGAACCCGGTCGGCATTTATATAACTAAACCCGGCGGAGGCGCTCCGTTAGCGGTTCACGTTGGCGCGCTCGAGGGCGTCACGATTAACTACGGGAGACCCGACGTCACTTCTCAACCCAATGCCTCTACCGCGAGCGTCACAATTCTAAAAGACTCTACGCTCGGAAACTTTGACGACGACCTCTCCTATTTTGACTTAGGAAATTTGGTTTCCATTGAGGCAACTTTTAGCGGGATACCTTATACAAGGTTTCAGGGACAAATTACCGACGTCACCGTAGACGAGTATTTCATCACGTTTCTAGCGGCCGACGATCTCTATTCCGCTTTAGGCCGTTTTAAGATAACCAAAACGGGAGACGTGGATCTCACAGGCGGACGAATTCAGGAAACCCTACAGTACGCACTACCGGCCGCCGGCTTTCCGGTTCCGCCGTATGACGTAGACGCCGGGACCGTTTATCTTTACGCCGCGGACGCGACAACTCAAAACGCTTTAGCGTATTTACAAGAGGTCACCAACTCGGAACCCTCCGGAGTTTTCTTTCGCGACATTCTCACCGGAGACCTACGTTTCACCGATAGTGAGGCGCGGCGTCAGCAGATTTCCCTCGACCCTTATCAGAGTTATAGCGATACGGAAGTCTTAGACGTCTGGTCAATAAGAAAAACTAGCCAAGAAAAAATTAACCGCGCTCTGATCTCTAACGACATAAACACGGTTACCTATGAGGACGCCGCCGATGTCACCGATAACGGAATTTACGAGTATTCGTTTACTTCCCTAATTAGCACAAGCGCGGACATGCTCACACTCGCCCGTCGAATAGTCGTAAACCGAGCCCGACCCGAATTCACTTTTAGCGCGATCCAAATAGAACTCTCCACAATGACCCTCGCACGCCAAGAGGCCATTATCTCCACGCTAAGAAACGGGCAACTAACCCAACTCCCAACATTCGGAGCGTTTAACGTAGACGCGTTAGATTTCTTTGTTGAGGGATACTCCGAGCGTATAGGTCAAGAATTTTGGAGTATTACGTTAAACCTCTCGGACGCGAGACTTACCCGACCGTCTCAGCGTTGGTCCGACATTGTGAGCGGCGTACTCTGGAACTCCGCCGCTATAGCGTCATACACTTGGGACGACCTATTAAGGGAGTATATTTAACTTATGGCATCTACACCGAACTACGCATGGCCTACACCGGACAACACCGACCCGGTAGCCGACGGCGCGCTTGATATGAGAACGCTTGGAAACGCGATTGACTCAACAGTCAAAAGTCTTAACACGGCGACACTCGCCTCTATCGCGACGACAAATACGACAGTCGCCGCTATCGGCGCTTGGACCGCGTTCACCCCGACGATAACCGCACAAACCGGGACGATCACCTCTTTCACTACTCGCTTGGCTAGATACTCAAAAATAGGTAAAACGGTTCACGTGATATTTGAGTTTATTATCGGAGTAAACGGCACCGGCTCGGTTTATCTAATTATGGCTAAACCGATAACCGGAGTTACTCCTATAAACAGTTCTACCGGCGTAATTGGATATGGCGGCGAAGTATCAATAAGTGGATCCGCCATAACAATTCGTGAGGCGTCCTCTACGACCGTTTTAATGCTCGGCGTTTCAGGTGCTCCCGGCTATGTCGGACAAAATAACGCTCGAGTTACCGGCTTTTTCACTTACGAGGTCCCATGATGAACCTAAACCTAATTCTCACAGAAACCGACGACGTGGAGATCTTGACCGCTCGTATGCGATTAGAACGCGACCGATTACTCGCCGCGT